GTGTACCTTTATATAGGTGCAAGAAGCTGTCTGAAGTATTTATGAACGCTACGCCGCCCTGTAGTTTAACCACAGAGTCAGGCGAAGAAGTGCCTACTCCGTCATATCTTGAGCGGATATCAAAGGTTTCTTCGGCGGATGTGCCTGTCCATTGATATATCATATTTTGCGTGAACATTAGAATAATGCCCTGCCATACGACCCAATTCTGTATCGTTTCGCTATTCGGTATGGAAACGGGAGAAACATTATCGTCTAACGAATTCGCGTCTGCAATATTTACATCAGACCAATATACGGCAGGTTGAGGAAGCCCGCTTGTAACATGGTTCTTGTATCCTCTTAATCTATTTAAATGCCATATTAAATTATCAAATTTTACATCTGTTGAAAAATCAGTGCTTTTGAAGCAGTAAACTGTCGCAAGTGTTGAATGAGCGGCTCTTGTGCCATACGCGCCGCGCGCTATGGTGGTTAATCTACCTCTGTATGTAACAGCCAAATTTGAATGTGCTTCCCTTGTTCCAACTGCGCCGCGCGTGCAACCCGTTAGCTTATTTGTTGATTTGCCAGTATATGTTATGCCTTCATTGCCAATAAAAATTGTCCCTGAAGAATCAAACGCACTAGCGTCAGTTATATCAATATAAGTTGCCTGCGCGTTATTTCCCTGTGTATCGTCTGCTAACGCTCCCGCAAGAGTCGTAGAAGTTATGTTTGTATATGTTATCCCTTCCCCTCCTATGAATATTGTTCCAGAAGTGGGAAATCCTAAAATACTCGTTACATCAATAGAAGTTGCCTGCGCATTATTTCCTTGCGTATCATTTGTCAAAGCACCATTTAGGGTAGTGGCGTAATTGTTAATATAGAAATTATTATCTGTGCCGTTGCAACAATATAAAACGCCTTCAGCGTCACAGAACCTTAATCGCTTGCCCGTAGTTAACCCTGTCTTTATTTCAAGCAATTCATCCGTTGTTTCTTCTAAAAAGTATAACTTTACACCGCTTGCCCAAAGCGTAAACTTTGTTGAAGCGTCTTTATACCAGCGAAACATTGAAGTTACGGCGTTTCCTGAAGCGGCAGTATCGTTTATCTGCGTTATCCCGCCTCTTGTGAACCATTTGCCGCGTTCATAGCGGGTATTATACGCTTCTTTAACGGCGTTATCGGGAATAGTCCACGCGGGAAAATATGTGTTTTTGCCTTCTTCAAAGTTTAAATATGGGACTAATTTTAAATCAGCCATTAGTTATATCCTTAAAAATATGAAGGTTTATAATTATTGTCTAAGTATTCAGCGGGAGCCATATCGATATAATCTTCATCCGTTGGCAAACTTCTTTTAGCCGCATTACAAGCGTCATAGAACAGTTTTAGGTTGCCCGTTTGCCTTACGGAGTTTTTGTCTTTATATTCCGCTCTTGATAGCGCGAACAGTATCGGTAATTCCCATAATTGCGGGCATAATTCGATTAAACGATTAACCGCAGTATCGCCAGAAGCAAAGTCGGGAAGTTCATAGGCGTAAACAAGAATGGGAATATCTTTGGTATCGGGCGCGGGATATAGATTTATCGTCTTGCCCCACGGCAGATAATGAGTTGAAGAAGCGGAAGTCGGTGTCGAGCTTCCAAATATGATTTGTTTTTGAGCGTGGTTTATCTTTGTTAGCGGTTGTCCGTTGTATGTAACTTCTTTTAAATCTATAAAACTTTTTTCTAAAACATAAGGCGATTGACCTACTACCGAATCATAATCAAATTCTGTTTTACAGCATTTTAATAATTCAGCTGTCTTCCAACAGCCCAAATTATACCAGCGTCTTATTTCGGCGGAACTCCACATACCAGCAACGGATTCATGCAACATACTCCGTATTTCGTCTTCGTTTTCTGTCAATGTTAAATATGCAAAAGCCATTGTAATGTCTCCTAACTTGGTTCTACCTCTTGATATTCAGTGTTAGTTGTCGGCGTTACATCCTGCGTTTCGGTCGCAGTGTCGGCAGTTACATCCTGCACTTCTTCCCATGTGCGGTAAGCATAAGTTACTGTTCCGTATTCATGGTATCCATACATTATTTTTTCTCCGCTTTATATGTATCTGACTTATTATCAACACAACGCCAACATACAAGCCCGCCGTCTTGCTGTGTCATTTCTAGTTTTGGGTAACGCTGACCGCACCTATTACAGTCGTGCATTGGTCCTTTATACCATGACGGCCAGTTTTGTGTTTCCGACATAAGCCCGCCTTACTTTTGTTTAAGATATATATATACTTTTGCGCCCGATGTAATAGTTTTAGGATATATGCCTTTGGCGGTAAAATTTCCCAAATATCTAGGCCTATAAAGACCCGTAGCGGTTGCAAGAACTTCGTCAAAGAATATTGCGCCATTATCTACTGAAGCGTCTGGCGTGCAGTGTTGAAGTGTAACTTGTTGAGTGTCGGCGCCTTGAATGCTTATGCTTTCAATGTCATACTGTCCAGACGAATATTCTGTGGCACCCGCTGTTTTTATCACATCGTTGCCAACGGCATAAGTAGTATCGTCTGCTGCAGTATCAAGAATTATCGGGTTTGTTCCCCAAGAATTAGCCATGTTGTTTTCTCCTTATGTTTATCGGGCAAGAGAAGGGAAATTTATAGTTTCCCTTCTCCCAAGTATATTTTCAATATACATTCCCGATATTTAGTTGTGTCCTAAACAGTGCCGCTAGCGACTTGGCAAGCGTGATTGGTGCCACCAGTGCCTGACTGGGTTATAAAGTTCGCCGCGGTTCCCATATTGGAAATACAATTACATATTTCCGTATAGTTTGCGGGGTCGTTTATTCCCAATGTAAATGTGCCGCCTTTTTCCATAAATCGGCAATTATCTATTAGCGCGCCCATTTTGTTGGCTACCGTTAATATGCCTGCGGTTACTGTTCCGCCGTCTGCCCATACAATGCTGTTTTTTACGACATTTCTTGTGCCTGATAACAGTATACCGGCGGCGGCTGTAGCGGCGCAGATAATATTAACATTCTCAATGAGTGAGTCGTTAATGTCATCGTTTGCGTCTGAGCCGGTAAGAATGCCATAAGAAGCGGCGTTTGACGGGACATTAAGTTTAAGGTTGTGCCAATACATGCCAAATCCGTTTGCGGTTGCAGAGGTATCGACATATTTTATGCACGCATAACCTGCCGCGCCGTGAATTGTAATATTGGATATTTCCACCTTGTCCGCGTCAGTTATGGTTATCGCATGACCTGCTAATGCCGCGGCTTCTATGGTTACGCCTGAACCCACCATTCCTTTACCGCCAAGACCTATAATGCTAACATTTGATATTGTTATAGCTAATGTGGCTGTAAAAGTGTATGTTCCAGGATAAACATAAATTGTGTCGGCGTTGCCAGTCGCGCATACCGCAAGAGCGGCGGCTATTGTTTTGAAAACAGAGCCTGATTCTGCGGGCTGTCCGTCTGAACCAAGAGCGCTATCAACAAAGAATATCCTGCCCTTCGGTCTTTTTGTTCCGGCAACTGACGGGATATCAAATCTCGTCATGCCGTTTGGGGCTGTAATTATCATTTATCTCAACTCCTTTCATGTAATTATGACGGGCGGGCTAAGAAACTAGTCGTTCCTGCTTTAGGTAATGCCCGCCCGTATTTGTTGTGTTTACGCGCCGGGGGTTCCCATTACGCCCCAGAAATGTGAAACGCCAAAGTCGTATCTTTCAACGATTGAGGTCTTCATGTTCCAAGAATCCGGGTCGTCAAAGTTTCTCATTGTCGGCGCCATTCTGTCGAACAGATTTAAACCGTGGTTTGCTTTGTCTGAAAGCAGTCCCCACGCGTCTGCGTCTGTAAGATAACTCCACCTTAACGGAGTAAGCCCCGCGTCAGATATTGAATTAATGTTATTTAACGCGCCGCCCGCAAGCTGTTGGCTCTTGAGAAGCTCTATAACATTAAATCTTAAATCGTTCGGGTGCCAGAGATACTTAACAGGTATATTGATAGGGAATCCGTTGTAATCAACCTGATTATCCCAGTCAATTAACATCTGCTTAAGCGAGGTTGCCGAAAGGTCAGAAGCGGTTGAAAGCAGATTGCTTATAACACTTCCGCCTGTCGGGTTCGGATGGCTTGCGGAGAACAACGGTTTTGAATCGCCGAAACGATATGCCGCCGAATCTGTGAAGCCGTAATTTAAGATATTCGCGCCTTCAAGTTCTTTGGTGTAGTTTCTTGACCTTGTTAACAGCGCGGGTATCTTTTTCATAATCCTATGCTGGTCGTCTTGATACATTTCAAGTGTAACGATTGCGCCGCCAGCGAAGGTTATCATGGTGTAGGTGTAATCGTATCCTTGAGTCATATCTCTGTAGGTTATGGCTTCACCCTCGGTTTTTACTTCAAGCGCGCCAAGCGGTGTTACAAAACTGTCTTTAACTTCTTTTCTGTCGGTTTTTTCGACATTGAAAATTTCTGTGTGAACGGGTTTCCAAAGTTTTAGTTCCATATCATATATTTTTCTAAATACTGGGTCTAAAACATCGGCGAAACCGCTTCTTATCATTGTCATTTAATATCAACTCCTTTTCTTTTGAAATTTAGATTATATCTGCCCTGGTCTTAACAGGTGCTTATTGATTTTGACATACGCTCTTGGGTATGCGGAATCTAAATCGTTGACAGCATTTTTGTTGAAGTAGTTTCTGTCGGGGAAGCCAACAATTTTGAATATGTCGTATGTGGTTCCGCTGTCGTTAACATACATTCCGCCAGTTGTCGCAACCAGGTCATAGCACGCTGAGCTTGTCGCAGTCGTATATATTGATGTCCGACCGATTGCGCCAGCTACCTGAGCTTCAAATATCTGTTCGGGGTCATCATATACATATATTTTGTCGCCCGCAGTAGCGCTTGCGCAAGCGGAAGCCGCCACTCCAAGAAGCCCTGACGATGTTGCTGTGGCAACTATTACTGTTCCGTCAGTGTGAAGTATTACGGCATCGCCCTTTGCTATTGTCTGCGACGCGGCTACCACATATTCTGTTATTTTCGGCTGACTTATATTGGTTGGCAATACAGGTTGAAAGCCGTTCGGTAAATTTACATTAGCCATTTATATCACTCCTTTATTATTAAATTTAACTTGGTATCGAAAAATATTTCTTCGATTTCTTGACCTCTCCAAACGCGGCAACGCCCATTTTTTCCATTTGACCTCTGAATTGGTTATGTGTTGCGTGCGTTAGACGGTCGGTCTTTGCTTTCTTTTGTTCTCGTATTTCTGCCGCTCTGCCCTTATCTATGCTCATAAGCCGCAAGTCGTGGTATTCCGTTGTTTTGCCTTCAGGAGAAGCAACGGGAGCATATCCTTCGTCTTGGGAAGAATGAAAACGAGTATTGTCTTTACGAATCCAGCGAAAATCTTTATCGGGATTAGCTTCTTTTATGCTTTCAGGCACCCTCAAAAGGTCGGGGTGCTGATATTCCCTTGTTACTTTTACTTCTGATTTATCGTCTTTACTCATTATATTTGTCCTCCCTTAACTTTGTATCTGATATACTCTTGTTCGGTCATGCCAAAACCTTTGGCGGCTTTGCGTTCATCTTCAGACAGAGAAACAGGTATCTGTTCCCTTGAACCCGCTTTTGCCACAAGAAACTGATTTGATTTCTTTGTGCGGATATTTTCATAAGTTTCATTGACTGCCTGTTCCCGTATTTTGGCCTCGCGTTCAGCGGCGGTTTTACCCTTAATCTGCCAATACGCGCTTTCCGCAAATCCGGGCTGAGATTTTATCTCCGGCGAGAAATGCGCAATTTCTTTATCAATGAGCGGCTTATATTCGTCATAGTCCGCATACTTCGCGCGTAAGTTCACTTCATTTAGCGTCGCTTTTAATGTGTGAACCTCGCCTTTTAACTCCGCCTGCTTTTTGTCTATAGTGGTGTCTAATGTTGAATGAAAATAATTCATTGACTCTCTCGGGTCGCTTGTTATTCTCATCAACTCATCTTCACTAAGACCTTGCTCGGCAGAAGCCGCAGGAGCGGTTACCTGACTTTTTCTATCAAGCTCTTGCTTGTAGAAGTCGGCGCGCTCTCTTGCTAATTCAAGTTCAGGGCTTAATTTGGGTTCTTGGGTATCTGATTTGGGAGCTGGCTCTTCACCCGCGCCCTTTGTATCTGTAGAAGGATTATCTTTATTCAGGTTATCGTCAGACATTTCGTCCGCGTCGTCCTGAATAGTAATTACTTCTGGTGTAAACGACATTTGGTATCTCCTTTATTTAATTTTGGAAACAAAAAAGACACCGATTATTTCAGTGCCTTTAAACAAAACTTTGTTTTGATTTTAAGTTACTTTTTCTTTGACTTACTAACCATTTTAGCCATTTTCAGCATCGGTTTTTTCATTGTCTCTGCTTTCTCTTTTTTCTTTAACTTCATCTACTAATTCACCCCCTTCTTCTTTGGGTTTAAGGTTTTCTTCGGCAATTAAATTGTTTAATATTTCAATGCCGCCCTGTATTTTGTCAAACACTTTAGCTATTTGGCTTTGGGTTTCTATTAGTTGTTGTTTATTGGTTTCTAATTGAGAATACCGCTCGGATAAATTGGTTCTTTCCTCTACAAGTTTTTTAACTCTTTCTTCAAGTTTCGCTAACATAATTGCCTCCTATTAAAATTGATATCCTAACGAAAATAATATAAAATTGTTTCTGTCGGCTCTCGACAATCTTGTTATGCCTTTTACCTCAAGAAACCAATTCTTGTCTATCTTCGTAGAAATTGAAGCTGAAACGGCAGGCGTCTTTGTTGTATCTACAAACATTCCCGCGCCGACTCCAACCATAAAGTTGGTATTTGTTTTAAATTTGTAATTAAGCATTACAGGCAAATTCTTCTTTTCATTTATGAAGTAATCCGCGGATACGGACATAATATGTGTATCTTTATAAGCATAAGATACTTCCGCGCCTAAATTACACGGCACAAGTTGGTTTATTTTGTTTGGAATTATGTTTACTCCGCTCTTAATGGCATAATCAAAATCGGCATACGCCGAAGTTATTAGCGTTCCAAATATTGCAAGCCCTACCAAAAATCTTTTCATTGTTCTAATTCTCCTTTTATTTGTTTTGCTTGTTCTTTCCGCGCGTCCACAAGGTTTAATATGCCAAGCAAGGCGTCTAACCGCCCGCATATAAACTGTTTATCTTCCTGTTTCTCTCTTGGGTTGGCAAGATATTTATAAGCGTGAACACAATCCTTGCGTATGTATTCCATAAGCCGTTTATGACCGTGGTGTTCGGCTAAATCCTCGAACATTTCCGCGTCTTCTATAATCTGTCTTTCTTCGGCAATTTCTTGTTGCTCAAGCGTTGTCGGAAGAAAACGGGGCTTATAACTTATAACGCTCTCGCCTATAATATTTTCTTCTAATTTGTTATGTTTTTTGGACATTGTTACCCACCCGCTGGCTGTGGCGCTGTTTGTTGAGCGTTAGCCATTGTTTCTTGCTGAATTATCGGAACGGGCGAGACAGGGGCAGATGTTGAGGTCGGAATAGGCGCACCGCCTGAAGGAGGCACAACAGGAGGGGCTACTCCCAACTGCCCCTGCGGCGGTTGTTGGGCAAAAACACTGTCTATATCGTCCCAATCCATAATAGTAAATAATCTTGTAAGCAATTCTTTTGTGTTTAACAGCGGGCCGGTTATCGGGTTTAATCCAAATTCTTTTATTGCCGCCGTTGTTTGGTTAACGAGTGTTCTCTGCATTAACTGTCCTGGGTCTATATTAATTATAAAATCAAAGTCGCCCTTAATGTTCTCTTTGGCAATTTTAACGAAATATTCATTGTTCATTTCATCGCCGTAGGGCTTGCCTTGTTCGTCGGTTAAAAGCATTTCTTTAAGGTATTCTACATTATTAGCGCCGACTATTCGCACCACTTTCGGGCGGTCTATAAACTGTTGGTTAAGGTCAGCGAACATATTAAACATTGGGACTAAACTTGTAAGGGCTATATACTTGCTGTCAAATTGGAATATTATATTACCTTGCGAAGTGGCAATTTGTATGCCTGTTGCGGTATCGGCGGCGGTATCAGATAATTGACCGCGCATAAAATCGGTTACGCCCGAACGGTTTTGAGCGTCTTTTTGAAGCAAATCCTCTTCGCGATATGTTGAAACATGAACATCGCCTAAATCGAACGGCTTTACATCGTCGTGGTCGCCTACTTTGATAACTCCACCCGGACCAACACGCTGTAACTGCTGTTGGCTTATTGTTGCGCCGTCGCGCAAGGTTACACGCTTATGGGTAACCAACTTAATATTATCAATGCGCATATTTCTAAGCTCGTTATGGCTTAGGTTTATGCCTTCTAACATTTCAGGGAAGCCGCGCCCTTCCATTCGCTTAGCGCGTTTGTTTATACGGGTCATGACAAACGGTTTGTTTTCATGCTCAAACGGGTATCTGTGCTTATCGCCCATTTCTGTGCCGCAATCTGAACGAACCAAATATCTACGGTTTATGACAGTAAATAAGCAAGGCGCTTCTTCGCTGTCGCCGTAAGGGTTATATGTTCCCCACCATTCTATGACTTCAGGTTCTTCGTTGTCCCTGTTAAACTGCTGTTCTTCCTGCCCTGAAATTTCAGCTTTTTCCTTCTTATAAGACGGAACTTCTTCGGAGTCGCCCTGTTTTAATAGGTTTATATCAAACAAAATGCCCTGTTTTTCAAGGTATTTAAGTTCGTCTAATGACATATGCCCGCGCTGGATACACCATTTAGCGTCAGCGATATGTTCAGAACCTGGTTGCCAGAAGAAATCCATAGGGTCAATTACACCAAAGTCGGGGTCGTCATACATTACGCCCGGCTTATCGTCAAACCGCCAATATATTTTCTTTGGAGAATAGCCGTAAAATAAGGTTTGTTCTATGTCGTCAGTATATTTTTCGTGAAACAGCATACGGGGAACTTGATAATACAATAAATCTTCTTGTATTTTTGACGAGGTGGAGAACTCCGGCAGGCGGGGTTTTAGCCGAACAATGCGGTTGGTAGTGAAATAATCGGTGCATAATTTTTTCTTTATCGTGTCTATAATGTAAGGTATTGTTGGAACGAATAGGTTACTCATCCACGACTGGCGCGGGCGGCTTAGCGGAATGCCTTCGCCTAACCGAAACCAGCGGTTGAATAATTCAAACCGCGGCTTCATATATTGTTCTGATTTATAAAAACAATCCATTACATCGTTATAAATCTTTTTTTTATTTATTTTTTTTGGCATTTATTTACCATCCTGTTGAAGCGCCGGTCGCGGGATTAACATTTCTCGGCTGTTCCGGCTCATAAAATTCTTCCGGCTTGGATAAATTAAATATTTTAGTTCCGATATACTGCAAACAATCTTGCAAATGTGAATATTCGTTTTTATCGGGGTCTTTAATGTCAGGGATATTGCCTTGTTTATCCCGCTTAATGCAATATCCGCCGAGAAAGCCCTTTACTAATATCTCGCAATTAGGAGAAATAATGAGTATTCCCTTATTTTCGTCGTCGTCCAAGCGCATTCTTAGTATTCTGCGTATGGTTTCAAACCTTATTTGTTTTCTGTTTACGCCCGGAATTGGCCTTAATCCATTATCTCTTAATATTTGAGCGCAGGACTTAGCGTCTGTTTCGCTTTTATGCCACCCTGCGGGGTCTGCAATATCATAAAATCTATAAACTTTATAATTTTCTTCAGAATACTTTACAACGCTCTGCGCGAAAGTGCCGATACCAGGCTTAAACGCCTGCATTTCGTGTAAAATACACAACTGCCCGCTTTTGTTTACTTGTGCGAATAAACAAGCAGGGGTGTTGCCAAAATCATGGCTTCTGATAATTACACTGCCAATTTGCGGAACAAGACGGTTCTTAGAAACATGGACGGAGTGCTTAAAATCGTCGCCGTAAAACGATAATTCGTTGCTTTGAAAGAACGCTTCTTCCACATTATCGGGAAATTCTTGCGATATTTGGTTCGGCAGAAGGTTTTTCTTTATTTCAGCAAACCATTCTTCCGTTCTGCCCGGTCTTTCTCTCCACCCGAAAAATGACGCCTTTACGGCGCTATCTTCTTTTTCGGCTTCTTTCCAGAATTTATAAAACCAATTAGCGATACCGTCGGCGGTGCTTATTATTA